TCCAGGACTTCCTGCCGCTGCTGGCCGATGAGCCTTTCGAAGATGCGTGAATGCTGGCTTTTGAAGGCCGTCAAGTTTTCTCGCCTCTCCTGCGCTCCATATGCTCGGCCTTCTCCTCGCGGCCGACGCCAGTCGCGGCACCGCCACGGAAGAAACTGTTGCCCTTGGCGCGGCTGACCCACTTCTTGATGTCGCCCTTGGTCGCCTCGCCGTCGATCACCTTGCCGCCTCGCGCGCGCATCGGCATGCCCGGAGGCATACCCGGAGGTCCCGGCGGCATGCCCGGAGGCCCGCCCATTGGAGGAGGCGGCGGCCCGCCCGGTCCGGCCATGGGCAGTGGACCTGCGGCCGGACCTCCAGGCGCGGGACCACCTCCTTTCGGGAGAACGATCGCGATGTTGGTGTTGCCGCCGCCCTTCTTAACGCGACCGCCGCGCGCAAATCGCTGCGACGACTTGTTACCGGCGATATCGTTATCGCGCGATGCCGCACTCTTGCTCGTGAGCTTGCTGAAGGCGTGGCCCTTGGCATGTTTCTCTGCACCGGCCGGCGAGCCGCTAAGGATCGTGCCGACGCGGCGGTGGGCAACCTGCTGTTCGCGATGGTTGTTGTACGGATGATTGGCCATGTTACTTCCTCACGGTGCCGTAGTTGGAAATCTGCCGGGCCGGCGCGGCGGTGAATATTTCCTCCGGCTGCTGCGCCGCATCGCCCTGCGCCGCCGCGTTCACCTTGACGCCGGCAATCCGCGCGGCGCGATCGATCGGATACTCGCCATGCTTGCCGGTCACGGCGGCGAGCTTGTCGCCGAACGTCCTGCGTGCGTCCTTGTCATGTGGATTGGGCATTACTTCCCTCCGCTCGGTTTTACCGGCTTGGCTTGCGCCATGGCCTTTGCTTTCGCCTCGGCTATCTGTTTCTGGTTCTCTAGGTTGGCCTGATGTTTCTCGGCCCCGAGTTGCATCTCCTGCGCATGCTGCTGGCGCTGCGCTTCAAGCTGCTGCTGATGTCGCTCACGCTCGGCGGTGAGTGACTGCGCGTGCTTCTGCGCATCGGTAACGACAGAGAGCTGGTGCTTTTGCGCGTCCTGCTGCAGCTCGGCCTGATGGTTGACATGGCTCGTCACGAGATTGTGCACCGTCTCCGCCTGCTGCCCGGCGATCTCGGAGCTGGCCTGCGCATTGTCGCGGTGAATGTCGTGGGCGTGAATGATCATCTCGGCCTGCACCCGCATCTGCTCAAGCTGCAACTCGTATTGCTGCATCTGCTGCTTAAACTGGCGCTCCTTCTCCTTGTCCTCGAACGTCGCCTTCGCGGTCTGCGCCTGGATCAGCACCTTGGCCTGATCGATCTGCGCCTTCATCTTCTCGGCTTCCGCCTTGGCCTGGATCGCGACCATGCGCGGGTCCGGCGGCGGCGGTGCGGTCTGGTTCATCATCAGGCCTTCGGAATCGATGTCGGCGATGCGCAGGATGCGCTTTAAGGAATTGCGCTTGTCCATGTCCTGCGGATATTTCGAAACCAGGGTATCGATGATGGTGGCCTTGGCGATGCGATGCAGGCTGGTCGGGTTGTTCGGATCGGCCACCGGCACCAGGTCGCGCTGATCGAGCGCCTCCTTGAACTGCTCGGCGGTCCATTCCCGCGCAGGCGCGTGCCCGCGCTTGTTGTGACGCCAGAATGCCTCCGGGTCCTCACGGAACCGATCCTTGAGCAATCCGAATTCCTCGGCCTGCGCCGCGTGCAGCCGCTTGTGCACGCTATCCATGATCTTGGTGGCCTGCTCGATCAGCGCCATCGTGGTGCCAACCGGCACGTCCTGCTTGCCCTCGCCGATATTGGTTTCGGCGGTCTGACCGAGCCGCTGGCCGACCTCCTCGATATGCGCGGCAAGCTGCGTGAACGCGGCACCGGTTTCCTTGTACGGCAGCGGCATGAACGCATCCTGGATGCGCATGCCGGGCGGCACGTCAACCGGCATGCCGCCGCCGGGCGGCACCCGAAACTGATTGGTGTTCTGCCGGCCTGCTCCCTTTGAAAACAGGAAGCCCGGAAAATTCGCGAACATGCCGTTGTCGAGCATGATGCGCCAGATCGCGGTCAGCGCGATCGTGACATTGCCGAGCAGGTGAATCAGCCCGAGGCCATAGAAGCCAAGCCCGCGAATAAACGGGAACTGGACAAAGAACCGCTTTGCCAGCGCCTGCTCGTCGTCTTCCTCCCAATTTCGCCGGACCGCGAGAACCTGCCGGCTTTCCTTCTCGATCGTGACAACATAGGGAAGCGGCAATTCCTTGTCCTTGAACTGCTTCGGTGCGAACTTTTCGAGGTCCCACTCACAATAACATTCATAGACCTCGTAATCGGCATCCTTCGGCTGCTGCGGCTGCGGTTTGTAGCCGCCGATCTCCGCCTTCTCTTTTTCCGATGCCGTGACCTGTGCTGCCGGGTTCGGCGGCCCAAGCTTGACGTCCCGGTAGGCTCCGGTGATCTGCATCCGCTTCAGGATCGATGGCCGCATCTTGATGCGATGGGTCACCCTGCTGCAATCGCGCATGTCGGTCGCCGAATTCGACACGATGATGTCAGCCGCATCGACCGATTCGGAAACCGGCCGACGCCGGAGCGGGCAGTTGTAGACCTTTTTGAAGCCGTCGCCGCCGAAGCCGATGTAGAATAGCATGCGGTCGGTGTCTGGCACGTATTCGGTCGCGGTCACCGTCAGGTAATGGTTCATGTCCTTTTCGAGCGCGGAGCCGAGGTCGTCCATCGCCTGCCCTTCAGGCGGTGCGCCGGGCGGAGGTGCCGGCGGTTCGGGTTTCATCGGTAAATCGTTGCGGACCTTCACGGGTCCCGTCGCCGGCAGGAATTCGCCGCGCGCCGTGGCCTGGAAGCGAACCGTCGCCTCCAGCAGCAATGGATGGCGGATGGTCGACATGCCTTCGAGCGGCGCTGACGACGTGCCCATGTCGCCGCGCGGCTCCTCGATCTTGAGCCCGAGCAGTCGAATGCCGGTTGCCCGGCTTTGCATCCAATCGGCGCGCGACTGAATGTCCAGTTCGATGCCGGTCAGCAACTCCGACGCCATGCGGGAGAGTTCTTCGTCACCAATATCGCCCGCGAGGTTGCGATAGAAATCGTCCTCGTCGATCTCGGCGGTGTTGCGATCGGGATTTTCGTCGAAGGTAACGCTGCCGTCGCCGTGCTCGATCTTGGCAACGCCATTGTCGAGAAACGTGATGGCATGGGAGCCTTCGTCAAGATCGATCTCCGTCGAAGCAAGCTGCTTCTCCGGTTCTTCTGGATCAATAAGACGAAGGGTCGTGGGCGAGGCCATCTGGCCATCCAACAATTGAGCGAATGCTCACAACTATCATGGCAATTGATCCGGCGCTATAGCCGTGGTAAAGGAGCCACACTTGCGGCGGCGTGGAAAGCAGACACGCGGCTGGGGTGGTCCCCGAGCAACCTGTCCACGGCATCGGTTCCGAGCATCGTTATCCGCAAGGAGCGTAACAGGCCTCAAGCCGGAGTAGCGCCCGGCCCGCAAGCGTCACACCGGATATAATGCGCCGGACCGGGGTCGGTACTTGGTCTCGTCCTCCATCTCGAATGCCCGTTCCTCTTTCTTCACCGCCCAACCGGAGCGCCGCAGATAGATCAGCGCCATGCTGCAGGTGTCCGCGAGATCGTCATGGACCGCGCGGGGAACGAGCGCGCACTGCTTGATCATCGCGTCCGCCCATTCTTTGTCGGGCGCATAGATCAGGCCCTCGGCGAACAGGTGAACGACGGTCTGCAGCCGCGCGACCTTGTCGGGGGATTTGATGAAGCCGGTGCGTGGGTCGACCAGCTCAATGCCGAAGTCGAACGATCCGAACAGCCGCGCCAGCTCCTGACTCACGCTATGTCCGGAGGCCTTGTTCTCGATGATCAGGCGATCGATCTTGAATTTCTTGCAGTCCGCGCCGACGCGGCTCACCAGATCGTGGATCACCATGCGCTCGGCCCAGCAAAACATCAGGAAGATCAACGGCTGGCCGTTCGGATCGCGAAATATGCCCCAGATCGACAGCGCCGAGGGATCGTTCTCCTCCTTCTCGGTATAGGCGGGATCGAGCGCTGCGA